TCTTCCCTTAGAAAGCGCAACAAATTCACCAGAAAGAAAACGGGGGTCATCGACTGAAACACTAAAAGTTTTTCCGTCTTTGTCTCTAACAGAAACTCTCCCTGGTGTTCCTTTACTTCCACCACCTAACGCTCTATTGTATGTGTCTGGGCGTTGTATAAATTCTTGAGTAACAATTTCAGCTTCTTTATCAAGCATCTCCTGTTCAGTGTCAAGGTCGAAGAGGATCTCTTTATAGAAATTTTCTTTACCTTCTAATTTCAAAGCTTCAACAATTTCAATACCACTACCAAAGTACGAATCCCTTGGTTTTGGTGTACTGTGAACCCCAACATAGTACTTCCCATTCACTTTGTTTGTAATCTTGTAAACAGTGTGATGAATTCTTTCCATGTGATCCACTCCTCTGGTCCATTAAATATTCCGACGGGACAACTGAAGAATCCACTCCTTCAGCCGAGGCACAGTTAAGCCCTGTGACTCTTACCGTCATTCATATTTATACTTGCGAGGTTTATAAGAAATCGGTAAAATATATTATTGAAGGATGAATAATTTAGATGGAGTGAAAATGCGTAAAATTATTATTTTTGTTGGTGCGGATCTTTCGGGGAAGACCGGTTTTGCAAAATTTCTTGCCAAAGCTTTGAATTACCAATATAGACATCTCAACAACAAAAGTGATAACTCGTATCTCGCATATAAAGAAAGATTGTTGGAAGAACCTCCAGTTGGATTCAATGGAATAATTTATGATCGATTTTTTCAATGTGAAGTTGCATATTCCAAAGTCTTTGGTCGACAAAAAGCTTTTAGTGATGTGGAGGAAACACTTCTTCAAGAATTAACAAAAGAAAAAGCAGAAGTGTTTTATTTTTATCATTCCAATCTTCCTGAGATAGAAAGACGTTTGAGTGTTCGGGGTGAAGACTTTATTAAAATGACACATCTTCCTTTGCTCAAGAAAGAATATGATCTTCAGTTTGAAAAATATCCATGCAGTAGAATAGAGTTCAACATGCACTATCCTTTCAATGAAGCAGATATTGTGAATGGTTTGAAACCGGGGTGTGTGTGATGCCGAATGAATTGGAGTTCATTCGTCATTGTGATGATGACCTGTGTGATCTTGGTTCTGCAGAGTATACTTGTCCATCGTGTGGAAAGTATATAGTCGACTACGGCGATCTTTGGTGGGAATACTTTGACGGTAGCACACTCATGACAAAGGGTGTGGTTGGAACATCCTGCCCAGAATGTGGAGAGGTTCTTGTTGTGACACAAAACAAGAAAGACTATACGTATGAAATAGAAATTTACAAAGATGAGGATGAGTGATGGACGGATGGAAGTTTAACAGCATTGGTTGTCAAACACTTCTCGGTGTTTGTACAGATATTTTTCCCGTAGATCGTGGAAACTGTTTCAGTGTTTCTGCATTCAGAGGAAGAGAACCCTCTCAAAGTGTTCACATCATCAACTTCTGTATTGAGAATCTTCAAGAACTGGTGAAGCGAAAAATTGTCAAGTATCCGGTCAGCATCAAGATGATGGGATACAATTGTGCTTGTATTGATGATGAGCGTATTCCTGTTGAGTGGTATAATAAGGGGAAGCGTGATTACTACTGCACGTGTTGTGCACCTCGTGAACTTTGGACAGCCGAACAACGGGCAGAGTGGGATAAAAGCTGGGAGATCGTTTATGATGAGAACGGAAAAGATACCGGGATAATAAGATCTCGTCCGAGAGAAACGCCAGATGTCCCGCTCAAAGCAAAGTACAGTGTTGAAATCGGCAAAGCTGAAATTTTCGGTAGTCCCGATGCTTTAGAAACGATGATTAATGAGGCCAGATACAAAGCTGATAGTAAAATAGAAGAAGGTTTCTTCTACTGCAAGTATGTACCGACAAGCAAGTAAGGGAGATAAGGAATGAGTCAGACGTTTTACATTGCTCGGCACGATGAGGGTATTGATGGTGGTCATCAGATCACACTCCCCAAGAATAAATGGGATCGGCAAAGACCATATGACACACAAGATGATCTAGATCTTCAGTGGCTTGCTGAAGAGCTTGCAAAACGTTACTACGATGATTGTGATGGTTGGGACTGGTGGAAACCAAATGAAGAAATATTGTTTGAGGTTTTTGATGAGCAGCAAAAATCACTTGGGGTGTATAATATAATACTTGAGTTTGAACCGAGCTTCACAGCAAATAAACCGAGAGAGGTAGCGTGATGAAGATTTTCAACGTAAATGTTTACGGTCTCGAAGAGGCTATTCGTGCAAGCGGGTATCCAAAGCGTACAGAATTTTTTACAGTAGAAGATAAAGATAAAAGCTTTCAGCGTGCTGTTAAACTTGGTAATGTTTCTCCTGGGTCTGGGCATGATGCATTTTTGAAGGGCATCATCGTCCAGTTCGACGTACAGTACACAGCTTATTGGGGTTTACAGTTTTCTAGGTACCATTTTGCCGACATAGTTTCATCGTCGTCGAAGATGTTCAAACTTACAAAAATGAATGTCAACGAGTGTTGCAACCGATACACTGTTCCCACAGCGAAGGTGCTTCTTCAAACCCTCATCGACATGCACGAGCACTTCGACGAGTTGACATCTGAAGAAGGTTGGGAAGATCCTCAAGCTCGGTCTTCTTTCGGTTCGGTGGGCAGGATGGTAGCATTCAAGGACAGTGGTCATTACTACGTGGTGACCAAGGGTGATCTGTTCAACATGATCATTTCCAACTGCCCAATGGGTCTGGAACTGACAATGCGGGTATCAACAAATTATATGCAACTCAAGACAATGTGGAAACAACGGCACAACACAGATGCGATCAAGCTCCCAGATGACTGGGGTGTGTTTGTACGGTGGATTGAAACCCTGCCTTATTTCAAAGAGATGTGTCTTGGTGGGGAGAAAGTAGCAGAGATCGCAAACCACTAAATATCTTCGAATGTTTAGGGAGTAGAGCATGCCTAATTTCACCCGCGATCATAGTAAATTCAAAATACTAAAAGAGATTGTGGATCCTGCAGAAAATCCACAGAACAACCCTAATCAAAAATCCACAGCAACCCCACCAAAGAATCCTGAGGTTGATCAGTTCTCTGCAAGAGATGTGAAAGCCAAGTGGGAAAAGGAAAAAGATATTAAGGTTGATGCTTCTGTTTTCAATCAGCTCAAGAAAGCAATGGGATATATGCGGGCAGACACGGGGTATGTTCTTCTTGATGAAGTACAAGTTACAGACGAGTATACCAAACAAAAAGAAAAGCTCATACCTGGACAAACATTCATTATAGGAAAAGCCCCAGTCGTTCGGATCTTCGACAAGGAAAAGGTTATTGCTGAACAGGGTAACGTTGATCCCGGTGACATTGAGAACACTACTGATGAGCGAGAGTTCATATATGCCGATGATCTTCAGATCATGCTCAACAATTCCATTAAGAACTACCGCACGAAAACAATAGAGGTCTTCAGCCCGAAGTTCCGGTGGCGCGGTGAAGATCTGAAAAACACAACCGAGTATTTTATAGAAAATGGTCACGGGGGTAAAGCATTAGAGTGGCTTGTTGGTAATGCCCCGACTGAGAGTGAAACAAAGACTGTCAGAAAAATACTTGGATATACAGATGATATGGAAGAAGACAGAACCTTACGAATAGCAACATCGATATATAAGAAACAATTGGAGCTTTCGAAATTAACTCGTATGCAAAGACAAACGCCAGATAAAGCTGAAGCCATTAATATGATCAATGATGCAATGGATGAAGCTGGGGGAAAGGTCGACGAGAGTTATTCCACGGTTGAAAGAATTTTCAAAGAGATCGCAGATAAGGTTGTTTTTCCTGAGACCTTCCGAGGGTCCGCTGCTGAGAAATCACTTCAAGCAACCAAAGTTTGGCAACGGAAAAGGGTTCTCGTTCTGACTGAACCTCTTGAAGTCAAAATCAAAACTCCTGGTTCTCGAGATGTTACAAATGAGACCTTGTCACCTCTTGGTGATGAAGTGACTCGTGCAACGTTCTCAGACCCAACAACCATCCAGGCTTTCATTGAACAGTACGAAAAAGATAATGGCAAGAGTGTCATGGACGCGATCGACTCTGATGAAGAGGTCGGTGCGATCTTCAGTGACATCATTGATAAAGCTGCCGCAGACCCCACGATTTTCATTGTGGAAACCAAACTGAAGATGTTGTGGCAGTTTGATAAGGATGCTCTTCGTTCAATCGTTGTAAGTGACAAGGATGCAAAGATTGTTGAGGAACATTCCAAAGAACTCCCGATCAAAGCTGGGGATACTGCGTCAGCGACAATTAAGAAAGGAATTGCAAAGACCCTGAATGGAATGTCGAAGATCGCAGCTGGAGCAGGGATGGTCGGGTTGTTTGATCTTGCCTGGGATGCAGCACAAGGTAAAGCACAATCATGGGATACTTCGAATGAAGACTAGACTGATCTCCGAAGGGGGTAATTCCTACGCTCTCGATCGTAAGACCGGTAACGTTCAGAAGATCGATGGCCAAGATGCTTTTGCGACAAAGATCCCGATCAAAGAAGTTGGTCGTGGTAAGTTCTCCAAGGCAATGTTGAATGCTTTGCAAGTGCTCGACAAGCTCTTCAACAAAAAGTATGGTGAACCTCTATGGCCGAACTTTGATAAGCTGAAGGATGGAACGAACTTCAACGGTTCGTCTCGCCACCTGTTTGATCTCAAGATCACCGATGATAAGTTTGCAGAGAAGAAACCTTTGGTCGGTGACATGGACCTTGCAACACCATCTCAGCACCGCGACAAACTGTTTGATCTGCTGTTGGCTCTCGAGGGCAAGGATCTTGGTAGTGGTGTCAGATACATCGGCAACAACAAAACAAAGGTCGAAGGAACACGTGAGACTCAGATCAATGCGGTATTCGAGTATACATATGACAAGGGCAAGAAGATCTTCCCTCAGGTCGACTTTGAGTTCGACGAGTTCGATGGTGATGCACAAGGCCAATGGAACCGTGAACTCGGTCACTCGTCTGCTTGGGAAGATATTGAACAGGGGATCAAAGGCTTTGCTCGCAACTGGCTTTGGATCTCTTTGATGGAAGAAGCGTCTGAGGTCAATGATATTGTCATCCTCTCAAAGACAGGTAAGGTCCGCTCTGGTAAGACTCTGTCCAAAGCAATGGCAACATACTCTCCCGACTATGGGGTGAGAACACGTCTTGTCCCGGTGAAGGATGAGCAAGGCAATCACCTCGAGGTTGATGGAAAACCCGCATTCAGAGAGTTGGAACCTTCCGAGTCGAAGTATGAGACCGACCCTGCAGTGGCATTCCAACTTGCCTTCCTCGATGAACCGAAAGGGCAGGAACTTCAGAAGATCAAGTCGTTTGCCGGTCTCCTTGAGATCATCAAGAGCAGACTCTCACCAGAGAAACAGTTAGCAGTGTTTGATCGCTTCAACGCTCATTGTGGTTGGGGTCCAGATGCACAACAGTTTGAACGTGAAGATGCCAAGGAAGATGAGAAGGTGAAGACTGCAGCACTCCGTAAGTTCCTTGACTTCTTCCCCGCGATCAGATCACAGAGAGAAGCTCAGCTCAAGAAAGATAAAGATGAGTACTACGCGAAGAAGTTCAAAGTGCAGAAGGAAGAGTTCACGGTCAAGGAAGATACAGAACCGACCGAGGGGATTGATGAACAACCACTAGTGGAGAGAAACATGGGACTGTTCGAGAAGAAACTGCGTCAAGTGACACAGGGTGAAGTGATGGGTGAAGCGAAGAAAGAATTGAAAGAAGGATCAAGTCTTGATTCAGAGGGTGTTATTGAACTGACAGCACCAATTTACAGTATCACAAGTTTTCTAGAAGATAACTTTGATATGAAAAATGTAAGAGACTACAGATTGACTTTACTCACCCCACCTAAAGTAATGGCATCAGATGGAAAGTGTTATTTCAAAATATCCTTTCCAAAATATTCTGGGCAATTAAAGAAATGGCCAGGTATGATTCAGGGTGGCGTTGAACTCAATAGAAAATTCTTTGGAATGGGAACAGCTAAACACACATTATATATTGCTGGAATAACTGGAACAGGATCAGACTATAATGGTGATGCAAATGACAAAGACACCATAAATGATGTTATTGAAAAACAAGTAAAGATGTTTATGAGGGCACCTCAAGACAACGAAGAAACATCAGATAAAGGATATTATCCGATGGGTGAAGCGAAGAAAGACAAGCAGTACATCCTCATCATGCATCGTGATCGTCGTGATGACAAAGAGCTTCGTCCGATGACCATGGCTGAGCTGCTGAAGTATTTCAGTTACACACTTGAAAAAGGTGCATCGTGGGATAAGAAGGTCGATCGCAACCCGAAGAACATTGGCTCGCTCATCAAGAACCTGAACCGTGCTGAAGATGCTGCGACAGGGAATGGGTACTCTGGAACATCGTACTCTCTGAAAGAGGGTGAAGCAAAACCGGTGACTGAAGGAAAAGATAACACTTCCAAGTTTGAAAAAATTGCGAAAACCGTGGGGGTTGATCCAAAACTTATTAAAGAAATCGATATATTCATAAGAAAATGGAAGAAGGTTGGAAGCGCAGAGGTAGATGATGTGCGTGAATATTCTGATCTTGGAAGAGAGAAGGTCAAGACCATAATGAAGATGTTGAAAGAAGCGGTCGGTGACAAGCGTTCTGCCAATACCGGTGAAAAGTGGGAAGAGGTCGTCCGCACTCCTCAGAAAAATGATTTCAAGATCAACCTCAAGTTCGCGATCATCGGTGAGAAGCTGGTGAAGGAAGACGGGTCGATCGCATATGCAATCCGTCTTGAACCGGACAACTCGATGAAGATCAAGGACATCGTTGCTGGTATTGAAGACGCGGTGATCGACAAGGTCATGGAAGACCCCGACTTTGCAGAGATCATGAAAGACGTGAACTTCTCTATTGCCCAGGGCGAATCGGTCAAGGTGAACATCCCCACGCGGTTCTTGGTCGGCGACACCACAAAAGGCAAGTACAAAGGAAACCCGGCAAAGGATGGTGCTGCTGCTGAAGGCGGTGGTACTCCTGCTGATCAAGGTGCTGCTGCCGCAAAGAGAGATGATGCTGATCGTGCTGCCGCGAAGAAGGCCAAGAAGTAATTCTGTAAAACCCTCTCCCAAACAGTAGAATATCCTGAAACGTTTGTATGAGGAGACTTTATGATCAAGCTTGCCGGTAACTGGTCTATTGCTGCAAAACCTGAAACAATCGAAGAGATGTCACTTCCCAAAGGACACACCCAGACCTTTCTGAATGTGATCAAGTCGAAGGACATGCCAAACTTCTCCTTTGAGAGTTCCTGTCCCGGTACAGGTAAGACAACCGTCGCCGAGATCCTCGTCAAGTCTTTCAGAACCTCCATCATGTATTTCAACGGTTCGATGGAAAGTGGCATCGATAAAATCCGTACAGACGTCGAGCAGTTCCTCCATCTCCCCTCGGTCGCTTCTTTTGAGGATGACAAACCGAGTGCAGATTTCAAGTGCGTTTACGTAGAGGAAGCGGACAAATTGACTGAGCGGTTCCAGGAAGCTCTCAGAGGGCTTATGAACGAACACGCAGAAGATGCGAGGTTCATCTTTACCGGGAACTTTTCAGATCGTCTGCTTGAAGCGGTGAAGTCCCGTTTTGTTCGGGTGAGGTTCGAATACACTCGTGCAGAGCTTTCCGAGATGTGCGGCACCTTCACTGAACGTGCTTGCCGCATCCTCACAGACAATGGCATCAAGCATGATCCCGATGCTGTTGCGGACATCGTGTCCCAGAGTGCACCAGACTTCCGCCTTGCTTGGGATTCACTCCAGCGGGTGTGGTTGTCAAGAGGTTCGATCGACACAGCAGACGTGACGTTTGAGCGTGACGTTGACCAGATCGTTGTTGCGATGAAGTCCAAGAACTTTGGTGAAGTGCTGAGAGCGGTCACAAATTCTGGGGTTGACTTGCGCACAATCTACTCTCACTTGTTCCGTCGCCTGCCTGAGTTCAAGGGAACGTTTGATATTCCGATGATCGCGTACCTCATGGGAGACTGGAGTCGGTTGCAAGGACCAGATAGTGTTGTGAACTTTATGGCGTACTATGCAGATCTTTTAATACGTGACAAAGGACAGAAGTAAATGAAAGAAGGTGATATTGTCTACTGGCGGTTCAAGGGAACCCTTCCGTATAATTTCGGGTGGATGACAGAGATTGATGTTAAGAAAGGTCTCTATCGAATGGGTGAGTTCCGCGGCGATCACGAACAGGGTCCGATCGTTGATATTCTTGATGTTGAGGTGAAGTGATGAAAACAATGATGTCCATGACAGATGACCAGCTTCAAACCTCTTGTGCTATCGTTGCTCGGATAACTCGATACTTCAAAGATATGTCATTGCTTAACGAGCTTGCTCATGCAAACGATGAAGCAAAGTTCATGGGGCACGAAGGATTTGAAAATGATATGAAATTCCTTGCCCTCAAGTGTATACCCGAATTCTTATCTGATATGGATAAGATGTTATGTGATCCTTTTATTCGACGGTTGATACCCGAAGGAGAAGAAGGAACAAATGATCTGAAAGTTCGTCTCTATGAGAGATTGGTCGGTGTTCAGCGGGAATATGTTTCACATATTTTAGATGAGTTGCATTCTGCTGTTGAGGTCGCAAGATTTCATGGTTGGGAATATAAACCTGAAAACGTTGAGAAGGGTCGTGAACTTTGTTCAAAAATAGACGCGATAGAATCACACACATCAGGTATCAACTATCTTGAAGCAAACAGATCTATCATGGATAAAGAATGAGCGACACTCCTTCACCTTTCCAAATGGTAAACAACTGCCTCTTGAAAACAGAGAAGTATTCCGATGAGCAGATCATCGCGGGTTGGAACAACTATCTTGCGGCAAGATACCTTGCTTGTGATCAAGACCTCATCTTCGAAGCAATTGATCTCAGCAGAAAGAACCTTCCACCTCTTGCAGCATACATGGCACTCTATGAAGCTCTTCCCAAAGTGACCTTGCGCAAGGGTCAACGTCTCCCTTTGAAGTACACCAAAGAAAAGGGTGAGGATGACCCGATCGTGTTGGACATGAGGAAAGCTTATGGTGTGACACTCTCAGTTGCAAGACGGTGGGCAGAACTTGCAAAGTTGGATAAGAACCTTGCAGCCGAAGCAAAGTTTTTGACAGGAGACCTCAAGTGATCAACAAGAAAAAGATCATCCTTCAGCAGATGAAAGCATCAAAGTATCTGAAAGCTGATAAGGCTTTTGATAAAGCACACCCTCCGATGGGAGAAATGGAAAAGGAAGATATGAGGTGGAGAAGGTGTAAACGAAAAATAGAGTTTGAACATACATTTATCGACAGAGAATTTGATAATGGTGAAATAACAATGGAAGAGTGGATGGATAAATGTATAAAAGTTAGGAATGAAATAATGAAAGAGTGGGGGTATATACTATGAAAGAACCGATCATATCCCTTGACTCCCAGGATCATCCCTTGTGTGTACAGATCATTGCAGTGGACTTCAGTATCACATCTCCTGGTGTTGCGATCTGGGATGGACAGAGGATCACGGTGTTTGCTCTGTCTGAGAAGGTCAAACGAAATATTGAGGTTCAGGCTGGAGAGCATCGAGCTTTGCTGTATCCCTGTTGGAATAAATCGAAGGGTGAAGAAAAGGTTGAGCGGTACTTGGCGAAGGCTCATGATCTTGCAACTCTGATAAAATACCATGTTGGAGTATATACACAACCGGCCAGTCAGGTGTGGCTCGCTGAAGGTATGGCAATGCAGGCAAAAGGTGCGGTCCTTGATATTGCCGAAGCTTTCGGAATGTTTGAACACGCTTTGCATTCACAGTACCACAATGCTTTCTTTGAGAAGGTTGCACCATCCACTGTGAAGAAGAGTTTTCACGGTAAAGGAAATGCGAAGAAGGATGAGATGGTGGCGAAAGCGATGGTCGACCCGATCATTGGACCTCTGATATATGGACTGCTTGAAGCAGAACCGAAGTTGAAGGTGGACGGTTCGAGCCCGATCGGGGATCTTGTTGATGCCTATGCCCTCTGCAAAATGAAAATGTTTTCTTCAACCCTCTGATTTCATTATCACATATCTTCCTGAAAAATTGTACATTGCTTGTGTAAAACGATATAATATCCATAAGTAATGGATCGTGAGATGACGATGCTTGAATTTGTGAATGGTTGTGTGGTTGATACCAAGTGTAAGTTCGTGCCCGGGTCGGCAAGGTTGAATACTGAAATATGCAAACACTTTGTGATAGGAACATCTAAAAGTCGGTGCTTCTATGCAAAGACTCTTGGAAAGTGTAATCACCCGGTTGCCATTCGACTCGCACTAGAAGAAAAGCTTAAGGCCTTGAATTCATTGGAAAGAAAAAGCAGTGGAAACGTATCTTTTCGTAGAGAACTGTGATATAATATATCAAGTGACTGATGTTCAGTCACGACGGAGAGTATAGGAATGCACGGAGGCATAGACACATGGCAAAGAAACTCACGGCGAAGCAGAAGAAGATGGTGGCGGACAATCTCAACCTTGTCCACGCGTTTGTTCACAAGTATTATGCCAAGGAGAATATGGCATTCAAACGGGAGTTGATCAGTAAGGGATATGAGGTCGTCACGGAGAAAGTGTTGACCTGTGATCTTTCTAAAGGCAAGTACAGCACTCATGTGTACAACGTGCTCAAGTTCCCTCTGTGGAACCACAGTATCAAGATGAAGCATGAGTCGTTCGTCTATGGGTGGAACATCGATCTCTTCCAGGCCAATGAAGCTCGCGAGGGCGATGGTGGTGGTGTGAACAGTTCCCCGATCAAGAACATGGGCGTCAGGGAAGACGGCAAGGATGACATATATGAACAGGAGTGCGATGACTTTGATATACAGGGGAAGCTGAAGAAACTCCCCAAGATGTATCGGGACATCATCATATGTTCGTACGTGCTCGAAATGTCAAACGAGGAGATCGCCAAGAAGGTCGAGATCCCCAAGGGTCGGCGAATACAAGACGTCAAGCATGAAGCGATGCTGCAGTTCAGATCGCTCTTCAAGCCTGCTGATGTTGCTGCGTACAAGGCCGAACACTCTGACTGTCGGGATTACTATGCGGAGGGATACTGATGAGCAGGGTGGTTGACGAACTTCGCAAAATGATCCACGTCCCGGCTGCTCTTGAAGCTGCGAGGCTTATTGAGCTCTATGAGAAGTATGTTATTGCCGCGGCAGCATACAATATCAGTGGTGGAGAAGGACGGGAGAAGGTTTTGGCGATTGTTGATGAAATAGAGAAGATTGAAAGTGATAGATGAAACGCCATGGTATGAGGGTGTGTCATGGGAACCTACATTGATGAGGTCGATGCGTGCGAAACATTCAACGAAATTTAGGGGAGTGAAAGATGAAGTACACGGCTGAACAGTTGAAACAGATTCTTGACGATCACAAAAAATGGTTGACGAGTGACGGCGGTTCCCGCGCTAAACTGTCCCGCGCTGACCTGTCCGGCGCTGACCTGTTCGGTGCTAAACTGTCCCGCGCTGACTTGTCCTGCGCTAACCTGTCCGGCGCTAAACTGTCCCGCGCTGACTTGTTCTGCGCTAACCTGTCCGGCGCTGACCTGTCCCGCGCTGACTTGTCCTGCGCTAACCTGTCCCGCGCTGACTTGTCCTGCGCTGACTTGTCCTGCGCTAACCTGTCCGGCGCTGACCTGTCCGGCGCTGACCTGTTCGGTGCTAAACTGTCCCGCGCTGACTTGTCCTGCGCTAACCTGTCCGGCGCTGACCTGTCCGGCGCTGACCTGTTCGGTGCTAAAAATAGCGAACAGGTCGAATCGCTGACAATGATTCTGCCCGACGGCGACTTGATAGGCTGGAAGAAGTGTAATAATAAAGTGATTGTCAAAGTGCAGATACCGGCTGATGCGAAGCGTTCTAACTCGACGGGGCGCAAGTGCCGTGCGGAATATGTCAAGGTGCTTGAAGTGATAGGCGCGGGAGTGGGCATATCACATCACGACAATAAGACGGAGTATAAGGTTGGCGAGATCGTAAGGTGTGACAGTTGGAATGAGAACCGATGGGAAGAGTGCGCAGGTGGCATACACTTTTTCATTACGCGCTGGGAAGCGGAGAATTATTAGGCGTGCGAAAAGTTTAATGAGATTTAGCGGAGGGCAACATGGGTAGGCCGAAGTTGAAAGCGGTTGTCATGCCTGATTGCGACCATAGCATGAAGTCTTGCGATAAGTGCGAACACTTTGATGCCGCGAGAAGGACGCAATCATGCCAAGCGCACGAAAGATATTCAGATGCAGAAATTATCGCCGCTCTGCGCCGCGCTGGAAGAGTTGACAGGGATGCGTTGGGTGATGACTGATAAGCCGAAGGAGGCCGCAGATGAATGAGATTTATGTATGCAAACATATACAAAAGGTCTTTATGGGAAAAGATGACTTTGACGCTTGTGCGATGAGAATGAAAGACGGGATGTGTTTCAGATTCAACAAGGGGCTACCCTGCGACGCGGTGAAGTATGTGAGGGAACAGGTGGGGAAGTGGATATTCGAGCCACAGTGCAATCTCCCAAAGTGTAGCGTATGCAAGACCGACATGATACCTTTTCTTTTTTGGAAAAATTATGTCGGGCCTAATGTTTTGTTTGACCGTTGCCCGTCGTGTGGCGCAAGGATGGAGGAAGAGTAATGTACTTCATCATCGGTTTTATCTTTTCTGTTGGGTACTTTGCAGACGATCTTGATTCCGTGGTAACAATATCTCAAGGTTTTCGTTTGCTTGTCGGTGTTTGTCTTCTTACTTTGCTTTGGCCGCTCATGTTAGGTTTTATAGCGAGGGATGTAATCGTCAAATGAAGATCAAAATATATCTTGACCCTTGTCTTCGTTTTCAATGTGATGGCAAAATGTCATGGTTCAAATGGTTTCTGTATGGTTGGGTCGCTGAACTTCTCATGATCTACACCGCCAAGAAACACGGTGGGGTTGGTCTTGCTGCCAATCAGGTCGGATGGAAACTCCCAGTATTTGTTGCTCGACAAGTCGAGTCTCCCAAGTGGCGGGTCTTGTGGGAACCTAAGATCACCGACCGTTCTGACTGGACGATCGAGTCGAACGAAGGGTGTCTCAGCATCCCCGACTATTCGGCAAAGGTTCGCCGATGGGGAAACATAACAGTACAATATAAGAGATTTAGATGGTTTGGTAAAACCGAACTTGTGACGTATCGGGTTACCAATCCTGACAATGCTGTTATCCTCCAGCACGAGATCGATCACTTGAGCGGGATAATGTATATTGATCTTCTTGCTGTAATGAGAAAGAAAGAATTCCAACTGTGGTGGATGAAAACACATGCCTGATATTATCTGTGCAAAGTGTGGAGGTGATACAAAAACTGCAGTATCTATGTGGTTGCCTTCTCGTTTTGATGGAAAAGCACACTGGTGTTATGCGAAGATACATCAAGGTCATTGGGTGAAAGGGTGTTGTTACAATCTTGCGACACCATCACAGCGACACTATGTTGATTCTCTCCTCAATGAATATGTTGACGAGATCGATTGGCCAGATGAGATTATAATTGACATGGAGAATTGAATGAGTGACAACCTATTGGATATGATCAGTCCGACCATCCCCGGTCAGAACACGATAAAAGCACATGGAAAAGGTGAGAAGCGATCTACCATATTGATCTTCGATCTCTCCCAGATAATTTATAACGGAAAGGCGAATTTGATCACGTTCCTCGAGGAGCGTAAGAGAAAGGGTCCGATGATACCTTCCGCCTATGCCGCGAAGATGGACAAACCCGATGATGACTTTTTTCAAGCCACCGGTATGTTCAAACATTTCATCGTCAATTCTGTAATGGGGAACTGCCGCCGATTCAACAATGTCGAGAAGGTTATCCTTGCTGTTGAAGGCGGTGGAAGCTGGCGTAAGAAATACCTCCGTGATCTTGGTATCACAAAAGTCTACAAACAAAACCGAACTCTCACCCGTGAAGCAGATGACTTTGATTGGGCAAGGTTCTGGGTTCAGGTCGATGCTTTCTACAATGAGCTTGCTGAACACTTTCCTTTCTACCTTATCAGAGTTGCTGGGGCTGAGGGAGATGACGTGATCGCTGAGCTTGCTCGTAAGTTCTCGACCGAGAGACCCGACGCTGACACAGTGATCCTGTCGCGCGACCATGACTTCAAACAGCTTCTATCCCTTCCCCACGTGAGCATGTACAATTTCTATGACAAGAAGTATGTTGACTGCCCGAACCCCGAGGACACACTTCTTGAACAGATCTTATGTGGTGATCGTGGTGATGGTGTTCCGAATGTTCTTTCAGATATTGACACCTTCGTTGTTCCTGGAAAGCGTCAGAAACCTTTGGGTGAGAAAGCCGTGTGGAAAGCGATCTCCACCAACACCGTCAAAACCTCGATCCTCGTGGATGACCGAGTGAAAGAAAGGTTTGAACAAAACCGTACGCTTGTCGATCTCTCCCGTACTCCCGAGGAGATCAAGAAATCTATCAGGGATACATATGAGGAGCAGGTAGCTTTGTTCCCGTCTAAGGGTCCACAGAAGCTCTTACGACACCTTGCCGACAACCGTCTTAACAACATCATCGATCGCATCAGTCAACTCTCGAATCTCTTCAACAAATAAACACCCTTAAATATCTCCGGACGTTATTCTGTTCGGAGGTCTTATGGACAAAAAGTATGCCGCAGAGAAAGCGGTTCAACTTGAACTCACTGCTGAGATGGGGGAATCTCTCTGGGAGAAGTCTCTCGCGGCAGAGCGTTCTAATGGACTTGCCGCGGTCGTCGAAAAGTTCAATGACCTTTTGGCAGAAGCTGTTGAAACAAAAGAATCTCTGCTGACTGAAGGATCCGTTGCATATGAACAAGCGATGCGGCGACTGAGACTTCTTCGTCCCGCTGATGTATTCTTGATCGTCAAGATGTTGACTGAGCCTTTCGAAAACTGGCCAGCCTACGATCTCGGTATCATAGACAAGAATGGACGTATCCTTAAACGCCCAGAATCTTCCGAGGAGCTTGATGCTCTTCCGCCTATGGCAGCATTAGTGCTCAACCTCAAAAAAGATCTTGTGCCCGCGAAGGCGAAGATGAATTGGAGTTCATATCCTACGGCGTGGAATCGCGTTTTCATGCTGCGCAATATTCGAGAGGAGTTGGAGACTGATGAGACCACCATCGAAGAAGATATGGGCGGGTTGACGGCAGCAGCAGTTCAAGGACCAGCGATGCCGTTTATGAATACCAACCCTACACGTCGAACGAAACCGAAATAAGGAGTATCGAATGCAGATCAATTATCTTGCGACCGGATTTGAGGATATAAAAAACTCAATACGAGAATCTTTTCAAGCGAGTACCAATGAGAAGTTTCGTCAGTATCCATTTTCCTCTGGTCAGACGCTCACATACTTCCTTGAACTTGCTTCTTATGTTTCCACATACCTGAACTATCAGCAAGGTGTCGGGGCAAACGAAGCGTTCATCCACTCTGCTCGTCTTCCAAAGAATGTGTATGCACACGCAAAGAAACTTGGGTATCTTCCGAAGAGACCGACCGGTGCAACAGGTGAGATGACTGTTCGTGTTCCCGGTTTGACTTTTGAATCTGATGGTGTGACCCCGGTTCTTGGGTCAGACTATACAGCGTGGGTCGCAGAGTATTCTCCAAAGACCACCGAAGATATTGTGATCCCGCTCTACACAAAGATTACATCACAACCCGGATCCCTTGCATTCGTTCTGATGGAAGAGGTCACTATCCGTTACAACTCGACACTCGCTTGTTGGCTCAGTGTCAAAGTTATTCAAGAAGATGATGGCACAACAACCCTTCAGTGGGATAGTGATGACACACCGAATCTGTACGCTTCCAAACAAGGAGTGTGGAACAATCAGATCCTCGCTTCGTCTGGAGAAGCATCGCAGTCGATCTTCATCAATAACCTTGACATCGATGACGCTGTTGGTTCTCTCAGTGTTGTGACGATCAACCCTGCGACGACAACAGAAGACCCGCGTTGGCGGCAACTTGAAACATTGCTTGACCTTGACACTTTCTATCTCACAGATAAAATAGTTCAGTCGGTTTCTCTTCTTGAAGATGAACGGATTTTCATCCTTGCCAAAGAAGACAACGGGTTCAGAATCACTTTTGGCGATGGCGTTCTCGGGTACAACCCCACCTCCACAGAGATCATATCCATCAGCTTCATGACAACAGACGGTGTGACCGGCAACTCGCAGACCTCTTTGGTCTTCACCGGGTCGATACAGTATGCAAAAGACGACAGTGGTGTTACTATCACATCTTCTATGTCGCTGTCAGACTTTGTGACAACCCTCGATACAGAACTTTATCCAGATGGTACGATCAGTGGATCTGCAGAAGAGGATGTTGAGACAACCAGATATGTTGCATCTCTTTGGAGAAACGTTGGTGCGGGTATTGTAACACCTACCGATCTTCAAGCATGGACACTCAAGCAGGCTTATGTCCCGATCGCAAACGCTCTTTCTCTGGATGGTGCAGCAATGCGTCCTCCTCAGGTTGGAGCCTTGGTGTGTATTGCTTCTAAGTCGTTTGACTTCGGTACATATAACAAAGCATTCTTGACAGGCGCAGAAAAGAGAACCCTGTCTGAGCAAGCTGCTCGAGTTGGAACCGGCGCGATCGATATTGTGTGGGCAGACCCTGATGTGGTTCGTGTCAGTCTTGATGTTGAAGCCTTCTATGACCCGATCACAACGACAGCGGATCGAGTGAGAGCAACAGTGCGGGGTCAGACAGATGCGTTCTATGAAGCTATCACCGGATTTTACAACACCTTCAAACCTTCGCAACTGTCGGCCAATATCACAGGGACTGTTGATGTTGACAGCGTGACACTTCGTTCAAAGTTTGATTTCCTCAAGCGTCTTCAATATGGTGCAGCTCTTGCCCCGTGGCGTTGTGATATTGGACAAGCGATCGTCCCTGGTTCGATCACCAATGTTGCAGACTTCTGGTTTGAAGATCTCAGCGGTGATCAAGATCTTGTCTACAACCACAAGTTCTTTGTGCGTGAAGCTGAAGTCACGGTGAAGATCGACGGCGTCATGACCGCACAGAGTCGGACGTATGAATATTCAATCACCGATGAAAGCAACGGAGATGGGACCGGGGATATAATCATGGCCGAGGTGACATATGCTGATGATGTTCTCGTTGGGAGCAGGACAAAGGTTGTCGGCACAGTCAACTATGTGACAGGGTCTATTGATATGGATCTCACAACGATCACAACAACCGGTCAGCGGTTCCGTGCGATCGAAGATGCTTCTTATATGGAAACAGCGGCAGACATCTTTTTCAGACCGGCAAACGAAACGCTGGTCCCCTTCTTCTTCCCCGCTTTTGCATTCCAGCTTACAAAGGAAAATTTCAGAACATCTTCCAAGGTCATACTTGGAAAGGGTCTCGTGACCGTTAAGGCGACAGCAGGAGTGTAATATGTCATACACCTTCACCAGAGATTGGGCAGAAGAGTATGCAACATATTCTTCTGACCTTGAGATCATATCTGGTAATTTTCAAAGCAGAGTAGAAGATGGAGATGAAACGGTCCTTGATAGCTTTGATGCTGTTTATGAATCGTACTTGGAGCTGATTACATCACTCCCAGAAACAGACTCTAAGGAAGGTCAATATAAGGCCGATGCTTATGATGCGTTGTACAATGGAACCATAGATGATCTCGTTCCCTCGCTCTCAGGGGATGGAGCCTTTGCAGGCAATTGGGCATCGTGGTATGTTGACACCACGGAAGACCTTACACTCCCAGACGGACAGATCGCTGAAGCTGGTCAAACGGTTCTTTGGCACGGCGGATTGTGGTATATTTTTGATGCCGCAGATGTTCCGGTAAACGAGGAACGAAAGTATCTTCAAGCACTCATCACAAGATTCTTTGGGCCAGAGATCTTTGATAACTACCCAGACTTTGCTGATCTGTGTTTGGAGTTCTTGAAGTACCTTGACTCTGCAGAGTTACCTGACGGCACGGTCGGTGCATACTATTTGTCCCAGCAGTTAAACAGGTTCTTTGATATTGATCGTGCACCGACCTTTGCACTGCAAGGAATACTTCTCGAAAGTGCAATGCCTTTTGGTGCCGATGATGCGTTCTATGGAATACCGTACTTTGTTCAAACAGATGATGAGGGAACTGAGACACCAGACTATGATAGCATACGTAACTTTGCTCGCATTGCCCGTCGGTGGACACACGAGAAGGGAAGTCTTGCATCCCTCTTTGTTTTATTCAGAATGCTTCTGTCCAACCTTCGGGTTCGTCTTGCATGGAAACAGGTTCTTCGAATGAGTTCATATAATGATGAACACGAAGCATCATATGACAATAATAACAACCTCACATATACTGCTGCCGAATCACCATTCAATTATGCTGGAATGCGTGAAGGAGATACTGACACTGGGCTTATCACACATGCTCATGGGGTTGAATCCAATATTCAAACCCTTCCCAGTGGTAAGCAGATTAGAAAGGATACAAACGGCACAGTCCTTAAAACATATGAGAATGATGCGACTTGGAGTATGTATGCTTTGGTTTTTGATACCGATGCAGACATTCAGAAGTATTGGGAAATGGTAGAACTTCTCTGGAAACCCGGTGGTGTTCCGATAACGTGGAGAGATAGAACTTTCTCACTTGTTGGGACCTTTGGAGTAACGCCGTTTGGTGAGGGGTCATTCGGCGGATTGTGATCGCGCATCTCCTCTAAATATCTGCAGCAAACTATGCTTGGGGAATCAGAATGACAGTCACGGTCGTTAAGAACAGAAAAGCACTTGGCGGAACACAGTACCATGAGGACATAGGTCTCTCACAGTGGAACGCTGGTGTCACAGTAGACGGGGAACAATACAATCACAAGGATTATAAAGCAGTCTTGTTCCGTGATGGACAAGCTGTTCAGATTAGAGAATGGAACACACTTCAGACGATTTTTGCTGAATCACTGAAAGATGGTCGAGATCTGGAATTCAAAAATGGTTCTGTCGTCACTGGTATGTTGTGCACGATCGTTGAGAATGAATCGGGTACAGATTACACTGCGAACTTCACAGCAGGTATCGTGTATTGGGATGGAGCATTCCATCGTGTTGATGCCTTTGCTGTGAACTTCGATGGCGCCGACATGGTTCAGTTTGGTGACGAGGACTTCAAACAGTTCAATGTTTGTCTCGAACCGAAGTATGAGACTGTTGATGTGTACACCGACACAAAGCTTGGTGATCCTGCTATCCTTTATCGTACTAATGAAACTCTTCGTGGTGCAGATCGTCTTCGTCTGACGTTTGATGCGGTCGAACAAACGATCACATATGATTCTGCAAATGTGCAGTTCCTTGTTGATGAAACATGGGCAAGCGATCACAGACAGGCTTTCCCGGTTGCAACAATCGAGAGTGATGCAGCATACACCGCGTTTGATGTCCGCCACCGCAATCGTATATATTCTGCATCCGATACCGATAAAACATCGGAAGAGACCTCGATAAAGTTCGGTCTTCGCGTGAAACCGTTGAATGGTCTCGAAGCGTACATCTTTGGTGGTACTGGTGAAAAGCAGACAATGAAAGATGTCACCATCGAAGAGAATACAATCGGGGCGTATGAGACAGCAACACCGTTCGGTGACACAGAACCTTTTGCGGTTCAGGTTACAGAAGGTGCAGGCAAGCTTGAAGGAAACGATGTTGTCAATGCACGGACACGCACATTCTTCTTCGATAAGAAACTCAGCTCACAAGATACTGCACAGGTCGACGAGGTCCTGAGACCTACACATCCGAACCGTGCTTTCCTTGGTGTGCCCTTCCAGATGTTCGCATTCAACCATCTCGGAAAAGAAACGGCGACATACCCCGACTATATGAAACAGCGGACAAGTATGATCACCCCGTCGAATATGGAATACTTTGATCGTGCTGTCAAAATAGACTCATCTGAAACAGAAAGAGTGGACTGGTCTGGTGCTGCGGTTGCATATCGGTATTTGAAACCCGGCACGAAGGTTCGCTTTGTTGCGACCAATTTTGATTCGGCCGGCGGGTCTGCGGTAGACAATGCTGATCATGCATGGGATACAGAGCTTGCTTCTGCTTATGTGTGCGCGACACTGCCGATGGGATATTACCTGAATCCTATGAGTCTCGATGATGACACTTCAACCAATGCGACTGGTTTCTTTATGGAACCTCTCGATTTTCTGAAGTATATTCTTGATCCGAATAACGTCGACAAACCCACCCACTATAAAGTGTCGGTGGTATATGCCGTTTACTATCATCGGATAGTCTTTGCAAACAGTTCGAACTTTGGTAATCTCCTTGAACCTGGAACATACACTCTCGATATTACCGATGGGACGTCTGATCTTGATGGAGCTTTTGTCACAGAAGTTGATGTCAGACTGGTTGTTCAACCTCCTGATGGATCGGCAGAGTATGATGTGTGGATAGATCTCAAGACGGATGCAAATGCCATTTTTGACGGTGCATCATATGATACCCTTGCAAATAGCTTGTCGTGGTTCCATGTGACTCCGAGTGTCAATGGTCTTACCGAAGATGAACAAAAAGAAATATATCGGTTGTATCCTGAAAAGTTGACTGCTCCCTTTGCGAAGCTCACATATCCCTATGCAATAGGTGGAGACAACGCTGCTGTCGCTCTTGAGATTCCTACCGCAATGGATTTTACTGCCAAGATAACACAACGAGATGCTGACGCAGCTTTTGATGCCGAGATCGTTGTTGATGGCACAGACCCGAACAACCCGACCGATCTTTCGGATAAGGTTATTCGTGTGACCGCGATCAAGGGTGAATCAACTGTTGTTGGTCGCAAGATCGCATGGCAAGCTTCAAATCTGGATGAGACTGTTGCACGTGATGACACCACTGGTGTTTCACAGAGAACCGGTGAAAACATTATTCACAATCGTGTTGCTGGTGCACTGCACAGTATTGAATTCCCTGCTCGCAACATTGAAGCATATGCAAACTTCAAACTCACCCTTACTTTTGCATCGGGTGGTGGCAACTCTGCTGAGGAAAATCGCGATGCAGCGAAAGCATTCCTTGCTGCAAACTTTGGTGGTTTTGTTATTGCTGCTGGCACCGGAATGGGTGCAGCTCCTCTTTCATTAACAGCGGGACCACTTACAACAACTTGGGTTGTTGATGCTGACCCAGTTTTTACAGTAAAAATCGGTCGTATATATGATTGGACAGATGGGAGAGATGTCAGTTTATTGGATGTCGAATGTTCTCAAGTTCAGTGTATGCAATATATTGTTGCACAATATATATTCTCTGAATGGACTTCTCTGAATATGGCTTTGGCTACCCCGATGTTTGTTCCGCTTTTTGCTGCAAACGATGTTGTTTATCTTTACAGTGCAAAACTTTCAGATGCTGATCCAGATCATGATGCTTTTATAACAGGAGGCGTTGCAAGAGGTGCAACCGTTGCCTCATACCAGATGGATACAAGCTGGCAGACTGGTCCTGGTGCTGATGCTGGTCCTTTCCGGGGTACACACTATTCTGAGATCAGAGAAGTTGATGGTGGGGATTACACTTACAACGTGATGACCCCGATCCTTCCACACAGTGAGTTGTTTGTTTATACAATGCCAAAACCACTGAGTCAGGTTGGAGCAGACAATGAAACCTTGTGTGCGCTCAATCTTGGCGGGATCGATACTCGCATCTCTTGTATTGGGTTGAAGTCTCACGATGGAAACGCAAACCTCATCGCACATTCTCTTCGTTTTGATACAGCAGAAGATCTCCTTGGTTGGAATGGTCCTCGTGAAGTTCCTATTGGTTTCTTGGGTATTATGGCACCGATGTTCGATCACAAGTTTGGGGATCAACTCTACAAACTCAAGGAAGCATATGGTAGTTACTTTGAGGAGATCGCAGATACAAACGGGTATCACATCGTTGATGACTTCTCTCTGTCACTCAACCTTGAGTCTGCTATTGACCCCGCCATTCTTGCAGAACTTGAAGCTCTTGCTCCAAATGGAATAGGGGTTGACCCGAAAACCGATGCCTACCTTCGTCAGCTTCTCACAACAAATCGTGGATATGCAAAAATCTCTTATGATGTTTATCAACCCATCACTGTTCATTTCTATGCTGATGATGAAAACGAAATATACCCTGTGCAGACACTGCCGTCAATGGTGTTTGATGCTAAGGCGTCTGAACTTGGTGGTGTGTTGTATCTTGGTAGTACACATGTTCCCCCGTACGGATTCTGGGGGTTCGAAGCTGACGCTCTCGATTTCTCTTCAGCAATAATTCAAGGAGCGATCGATCGGGTCGGACAACTTGATAGTGAAAAAGGTCTGTCCCTTGCACAACTTGCTTCTGTGTTTGGTCCAGATCGTAGATCCTTCGAGTATGAACTGACTGCATCGTTCAACTCTGGTACTGTTATGTCTGCATGGACCGGGGTTCTTCGTCATGTGTGTGGGAATGCTTCTGTTCTCGATACACACCAGAGACTGACCCCACTGAAAGCACCGTATGTTTGGTTTTACAAACAACCCGCGAGAGAGGATCTCACTACTCTCAACCATGGGACAGCAGCACTCAATGTTGATGGATCTATCATCGAACCCGAATTCATTGATACGCATATTCACTTTGATTCGTCAAACGGTGCTTGGACACCGGAAGTGGACAAGTTCACACCCTACAACTACAACGGTCGCACATGGTTGACACTCAAGTCGATCGGTGAGGAGATGACGGTCGCAACAGGTGGGATTGAAGACTACAGCGAAACACTTGATGCTTCGATAGACTCTGCTGCGGATCGCGACTTCCTCCGTCTTCGTGAGATGCCTCTACGTGACCGTGAAAGTTATGCTGGTTATAAACTGGCAGACAAGAGCACTAAGTTGTATGACACTGCGGCAATAAATCAGTTTGGCTGGTTGGTCGAACCTCGTCGTAAGTTCTGCTCTGCTGATGTTGCGATGGTCCGGCATCAGGGTGTTCCTCTGTCTCGCACAACGTTTATTGATCAGACAAAAACATCCTCGAAGCAAACCAAATTCCAAGCAGTTGAAACTCCCACGGCTATTGCATTCGCACGGAATTGGTATCGTCCTGCTGCACTTTTCGCTCCGTTCACAAATAATGTGATCGCAAAAGAAATGTACAGAGAGTCGTTTGATCCGACGAGTGATTCGTGGATGAACAGAGGGTTTGAGGTTTTCGGTTGGTATCCGACACCGTTTGAAGTTGCGGTCAGACTGTATACAGACGAGTTGACGTCTGATGCGATACCGACCACTATGAATATGGTGTCTATGCGGTTCGACGGTATTCCTGTGTGGCCGTGTTGGGCAGACAGTATGGATCCGACCGTTCCGGCGCCAACAACAGACTGGCTTGATCTTTGGAGTTCGTTCTGTTGGTATCAGAATCAGGGAAAGACGGTGAATTTTTTCTCTGATGGTACTTCTGATTTCCTTCAGTCATTCATACAAGCGGGTTGTCACAGCCACGGGTTTGAAATCGAGTGGGTCGATGGAACAAACACCCACCTCGAACAACATGGTCGGCACATGAACCTCGGTTCTGAATGGGGTAGAACAGATCGTCTTTGTTCTCATATTTTTGAAAACACAGCAGACGCAGTTCTCTGTAAGTATGCTATTGTCGATACTGGTACAAATGAGATAACTCTTCCCTCGATCTTTGGTTCTTTTGTTCGTAAGGATGGTAACATGTTCCTGACTTGGGAAACAAGTATAGCAGGAACACATACTGTGCCTGCTATCTTCGATCGTCTTAACGCAATGCAGTCGAATGACGCATATACAATGCCTCGCGTTGCACAGGCTTTCAAATTCAGTGAACCCCGTATGTTGAAGCGGATAGCGATCCACGTTGACACCGATCCCTGGGAATCTACACAGATCCTCGATGGTCCTCTTATATCGAACCTTGATGAACCGGTCGCTGTTCACTTTGGGTTCTTGATCAATGGTAAGATTGATCCAAACGGTTTCACCCACACAGAGTTTGTTTACAGAGATCAGCTTGTTGATGGTCGGTTGATGGTTGATACCTCTCTTCCGATACACATTCCTGCCAATGTTGAATTCTTTGTTGCGCTGTCTCATGTCCGTCGTACTTGGGTTGTTGGAGAAACAACGTATCAGGCACCGGCAATGGAAGTCAAGCTTATTGCGAATGGTGGGTATTCTCTGGGTGATCAATACATGACACCGTTCCCGGCAGACTTTGATTCCGTCATTCTTATCGACGGGGAAAGATTCACCGATCGTATGCTCAAGATGGACATGTGGTGTCACGTGTATAATGTCGATGCAGCAACAGTAGAGTCTTCGAATATCCTTGATCGTTCTGCAACCCTTGGTGCAAAATCTCCTGATCGAGTTGTTCGTTATCTGTATCTTGAAAAGGATGTTGCGCCTGAAGGAACACTGATCGAGTATTACGGAAGACACTACACTGCGGAAGATCGCGCATATTATGAAGCTTTTGAACCGGGTAAAGAGGTTGCACTCGATCGTCCTGCAAACAAACTTGGTTTCAAACTGTCGGCTTCTACATACGATCGTCGGGTTTCTCCGATACTGAAACTTGGTAATGCTGTTGGCGTGTATACATTCGAGCCGGTCACAGCAACCGTCTCAGCTATATCGAAACCTATCCGTCCTGCAGAAGCTGGAACAAAAGCACCCACGGATATTATCGACTATCGCAGTGGTTCCAACACTTTCACAAAACTGAATCCTGAGATCACAGATGCTCTGACTGAGGTGACGAATGCTTTAGCTTCTGGTAAATCCCCGTTCCTTACGACGGTTACAGACTTCGAACAATACATTGCAGATAACAGTCTTGTTGAAACCGTCGATGGTTCTGTAATAGAGATCGCAATAGATAATGCGATCAGCAAGAAAAAGTGGATGGACTACCGGTATGCAAATCTTCACACCGGTCCTTCGTTGTCGAAGTATAACAAAGTAACACTTAACGCTGTTCAATATTACTATTACACCACACAAGGTGCATTGTTCAGAATGCAGTTTGATTTTTATGACAAGGATATGAATGCGACCACAACCACAAAGAAAGCCCTTCCGGTTGGTCTGTATTACAAATCAGCTGCAAACAAATCACCACAGCAACTTGTTTTCGAAGCAGAATCTTTTGATGCAAACGATGAAGCTGAATATTATCCGACCGTCGCTTTCCCGACGATCTATGAAAAGGATGGGGATCAGTTCGTCACAATGGGTTGGACCTCTGATGTGCGGGATCTTGGTGGTGGCTGGTGGAGACAGACGGTTGAAGCTATTCCGTTCGCACCACGTCCTGCGAAGGATTTCTCTCTTCCTTCTTCGTATGATGAGGTTGAAGCGATCCTCCCAACAGATCCTTCACTGTGGATCCCGAAACCGATATTCCCACTTGAGAACTACCAGTTCATCGTGAAGATTGGTCTGCCAAGAGGAACAGGACCAGCAAGTGCGGTGCGGAACGTGAAGACATCCTTTGATTCGATGGTGATCCATTCTGCAGTGAGTACAAAGAGTCTTATCTATTCGTAGGGTATGTACCCACCTTCTTTCGACTCTTTAGATATAGATAAAGATAAGATATTCGCTGCCGCTCAATCGTATTAAACATATAAACGAAAAAAGCCGCAAACTTTTTTCATAAGTATAATAATGTAAGAGTTGGAGGGTATCATGAAAAAGATTCGTTTTCACATTCTTGCGTTCTTTGTTTCTCTGTTGTGGAGAATCTATGCCCGCTGGTCTACCTTCTATCGTTGGGCTTTTGAAAGTGATCTGATCGAACAAGGCAAAGAGAGATGGGACCTTAGTATAGATCCTGTTATTTCAGCGGCAAGAACTGATCTTTATCGTGGTGGTTCACATGATACAACCTGGACCCATGTTGACCCCCATTTCTTTTGGCATGAAACATGTAAGAACTTTGTAAAGTATCATAGGGATAGATGGTATATGGGGTTCGATGTTTGTTCTCATCCTCTTGCTTTTCTCGGTCGCGGCGAAGGGGACTGTGATGACTTTGCTGCTCTTGGTCGTGAAGTTTTCGGCTGGCAAATTACAATAAAACGTAAGTCTTATTATTTCACGGGGTTCTACTCGCTCTTTTATGTTGGACCAAAGTTCGGTCACATGATCGCAACTTGGACAGCATCAGATGGTCAAATGCTTGTTGTTAATGGAAAACAGCTTGAAACATATGTCTCATTCGATGTTTTCAAACAATCATACTCAACAGGGAAAGATTATAAGAAGCCAACCTCAAAGCTTTGGGCAGTTGGATGTTTCAATGCTGGAAACGGTTATTCTCCTGCTCGTTTTGAATTCTCAGAAGTTCTGATGGTCAATGGCGAATGGTGGAGCAGTGTTAGATAAGAACGCTCTGGTTCTATTAGATAAAGCCAGCACAGCTTTGGCAACGGGGCAGTTTACATATAGACAACTTGATGATCTTGCTTCTAAACTGTGGACTTCATATGTTGGGTACACACTGAACAACGATCTTCCTGGTGGTATTGCAAGGTTTCACCTTGAAACCTGTGGCACCGCATTCCGTAGAATGTCATTGATGGTTCAAATGTCTTCTGAGAAGTTCCCGAATACTGTCGTCAGAAAGGAACAACTCACTACATATGCTAGGATTTTAGAAGAAGCAAAGTTCCATATGCAGAAGTATATGTGGTATGTGGAGCATGATCTTATTGAACCAGACGAAAGAAAGTGGAAACGGGGTAGAAGCCTTCCTGAACCGGAGACCAAACAACTCCCCTTCACAGGCTAAATATCACTGTTGATTTAACAAATCTATCCCGGAGGATCAGATGGATCGTAAACTTGTGAAAGAAGGGATCGTTCGTACACTTCGGAAATACTCTTCTCGAGAGCCGAAGATAGTCATCAAGGAAAACAAACTGACCATTGATGTTGGTAGTCACCTTGCCAATATGAATGCCCTCAAGATCCGCGGGTTGATCAATTCGCAACTCGTTGTGAACGGTCTGACCGTTGTCGAGTCTCGGGTTGATTCTCCAAGAGATGGAACACGGTTCGTGTTTGAATGTTCAAACATGAAAGAAGATACTGGTATGGGACCTCGGGGAGAAGTTGAAATACTGTATGATGAGGAACTCATTGGAAACATCGCCAAGGAGTTGGGTCTTGATGCTGGGGATGTCAGTCTCATTGCGCAGGATTGGGAAGATGGATATTTCAGTCCCACTGATATTGCTGAGAGAAATGAATTCCCCAAAGAAGAAGTCGAACGGGTCATTGATAAACTTGAGCAGTATGATAATGGTCCGGAACCAGATGATGAATTCGAAAGAACACATGATGCAGATGATATGATAGCACACGGTTTCAGTCCCGAGAAATATGAACATAACAAGTACAAGATCCCAGCAGCACTCGAAACCGCAGCAAGACGTTTGGCCAAGCTCGTCCGTGAGGTCAACCCTGAGATCACAGATGCCCACCAAGCTTGGGAGTCTGCAAATGACGCAGGTGAAATAGATAACGTCGCAACAGAAGAATTGCAGAAAGTACTGTCTGCTGAAGATTTCAACGATGATGAATTTGTCGGTGCGATGATCGATGATACACTCTATGATGTTTTCGTTAGTGTGTGGAACGAACCTCTTGGGGAGTGTGAGATCCCTGCAGCTTCTGCCAAAGATGTTGAGAAGGCGAAGAAGGCAATGGGCAAGGCTCTTGTTGAGGATCAAGACCCTTCTCTTTCAAGACCCGAAGAGCTTGAAGAGTTTTGGGCTGATCGTGAGAATCAAACAAAGGTTCTTTACTTCTATCAAGAAGATGGTGACTTCCCGCGTGATTCTGAATTTCAGTATCTTATTGGTCAACAGACTTACGAAGATTATATCAATGATCAATACTGGGAGATCATAGATAGTGCTCATACCGCAGAAGAAGCAGAAAAGAAAGCAAGAGAATATGCTGAGGAAAGTGAAAATTCAAACCTTGAAAAAGATGGTCTTTATGTTTCTCTTGGTCAAGTGAGTGTGCTTGATGAATCTGAAGACCCCAATGAAGATGACGAAGACGGTCCCGAAGCAGACTCGCTTGATATGGGTCTGGGGCAGAAACCGAAGCTGAAAGATCGTGATGATCTGCTTGGTGAAGAAGTTACACCGGAAGATGTGATGTTGACTCTCGACGCCGGTTGTATATCAACGATCGGTGGTAATTATTTTGGTGGGATGGATCATGATGATGCTCATGATGCAGAGGTTGAGGTTGGTCGTTGGGCAATAGAGTGGCTTCAAAATTACCTTGCTGAAGAGGGTTATGAAATAAACGAAGAAGAAACCGCTCGGCTCCTCACGGTTCGTGAAGGGCAGCATTGGGCAGACGAACTTTCATTCCACTTCATGGATGAACAGGGTGAACACATTATCAATGAATATGGTGAAGATGTTGTCACTTATACACCGGCTGAGGTTATTGGAGCATGGGAAGTTGCTATTGATGCCGGCGGTTGGAGAGCTTCGTTTTGGAAAGAAGCTTTCGAAAAGAATATAGAATATGTTCAAAATGATGAACAACTAACTGAAGCAGAAGATGAATCCCGGTCAGTCCAGGAAGGCGAGACTGTTCGTATGCTTGCTGGTGAAGCGAAAGGACAACGTGGTACTGTTGTCGCTCTGAGTATCACTGGAAAGTATTGTCAGGTCGAAGCGGCAGACGGTCAGAAGTATAACCTTCATGTGTCTGAAGTGCAGAAGGTTCGCCCGACCATGAATGAAGAGAAGGAAGAAGAGGTTGAACGTCAGGTTGAGATGACTGAGGAAGAGTTCGATAAGCTTGTCGATGAGAAGACGGTTTCTCGTATGGCAAAGGATGGGGTTACGGCTTTTCAGGATAGTGATGGATCATACGTCTTCACTGGTCCTGAAGCAAAGGTCGATGCGATCCTTGCTGATCTCACCAGACGGTCAGAGGGTAACAATGTTCCTGATGCACACCTTGAGTCTGACTATGAAGATAAAACTGGAGGGGATGATCTTGGTGAAGCAATGAGTGCTGATTGGGATCAAGAGTCTCGTGATCTCATTGGTAAGGTTGAGGATTTCATATATGACTTGGTCAAGAACTATGACCAGCTCAGCTTTGACATATATGACCTCAAAGAAACCTTTGGTGAGGATGCGGAACTTGCTGGCGATCTCGCCGTGAGTGAAGGCCTTGCAGAGTTTGATGGGAAACAATACCTCATCAACGATGTTGATATGAAAGAATGCAAGATCAACGAAAAAAAGATCTTGCTTGAGACCCCACAAGAAGATCTAGAGACTCTCCTCGGTATTGATAACTATTCTCAGTTTGTCAATAAGCTTGATACTCTCATGAAAGATAAAGAATTCATCGATCTTCTCAGAAAAGGAAAGGATGATGGAAAAGATGAGGATGATGAGCTTGCTTATGATGGTCCGAAGTTTCTTCCTGTTAAAAGTTTGAAACCCACGCAGAATGAGATCGATGCTGACAAATCTCTTGCTGATCCAAAGTGGGGACCTCTCACCAATCCCGATACGGCAAGAAAGTATTTGACCGGCGGTAACCTTGTGATCAACGGTCCTCTGGTTGTTGGGGGTGGGAATCTGATCCTTGATGGTCACCATAGATGGTCACAGGTTTTTTGCATCAACACCGAAGCAAACATTCAGGTGATTGATTTCCCCGAACTGAAAGACGCAACAAAAGCTCTTCAGAAGATGCAGCTTGTTATTGCGGCCGAGCTTGCTGATCCTTCGAAGGGTCTGCCTTCGGAAGAAGCTGGTAATCTCAACCTTCTTAACACTGATGAACAAACGGTTATATCTTATGTGAAGAGCAAACTCACACCCGAAGCCCTGAAGGTGTTTGTTGAATTCGGTCATGCTGATGCAGAAGCCGTTGCAAAGCTTGTGTGGGGAAATGTGAATAACCTGCCGAAGCCGAGTTCAGATGCACCGTCTAGATCAATCATGCCGCAGACCGGGGGGGCGAAAGATAATCTACTCAAAAGAAAACTTCCAGATGCCGCAAAGACTGGTGAAGTGAATATTGAAACCCCTGTTGTTTCTGCAACTGAATCTTTGAGCTTTAACCGGAGGACACGGATATGAAGATGCCTAGCAAAGAAGTTATTGTTGCCGCATTCAGAAGTAAGGGTCTTGCAACATACCCTTATGCAATCGATGTTGTTAATGACACAAAGATCAAAGTGAAGTTTCACAAACTTGGTAAAAGTGCAACAGCCGGCGACGATGAACGTAAGCTGAAAGATATTGCACAAGAAATCGGAGCCTCTGCTTCTGGGTCAGCTAGACCGGAAGATGGAATAGCATTTTTCGTTTTCGGTAAGTATAAACCAATTGCCGAAGCAACAGCCCCCGATGAACCCGTTGAAGATGAATCCCCTTCTGATGTTGAGGCTGTCAATGGTGAGCAGGCTGTTCAGATCATCGACTTCATTCTCAACACCGAAGACATTGATGATGAGAAGTTCCACGAGTTCGTTGAAGGTGAACTTGGTCTTGAAGCACACGATGCAGAGTCTGTCGTGTACAAGGTCTTCCAGCAAGTGATGCTTGATATGGCAGAAGAGGAAGGGCAGTTCGGTGATCCTGTTGTCACAAGTCAGGATGACTTTCATTACGGCGACGAAGATGACATGCAACCGATCGAAGAGGGTGATATTAGAATGCAACGGGCGAACGGCGCCAACCGTTTCGCCGAGATAAAGGATGAGATCAAGGAACTCCTCAGGGAGGCAATAGGGATCGTTCGTGACAACAGAGACTCTGTGAGCGAAGATCGCGCAAAAGCATATTGGTATGCTCATATCACTATGGCTCTCGATGATGATCATGGTTATTTGGGAAGTGGTTCGTATACTATGCAGGATACCGCAGAGGAACTCGAGAAGTTCGCCGATGGTGGTCCACATGATGAAGACCCACAAGAAGGTGATATGAGTCATTCTGATCCGGATAACTGACCCATATTGAATCCCATAAATATCTGAGATGTTTTGAAAGGAGAAGATGTTGCCCAAGTTCACCCGTCAGCTTCCGATGGCAAAAGCCCATGCTTACTGGATCTCTCCTATGGGAAAGATCATTCCAGTAGATGATGCACACATTGCTCGTATTGTCGCAAACCCAGAAGAGTTTGATCTCGACGATAAAGAAGTCAGACAGATGTTTGCCGATCGCGGGGAAAAGATCGGACAAGAGGGCGGGGTTCGGGGTGACCTTGTGCGAATCCTGGTCTCCCGTGGCTGGATGAGGCTCCGTCTTTATCGTAACATGGGCTGGACTGTCAACATGAGAAGTGTGAATCCTAGGACAGCCGATCACCTTCAGGGTTGGGCAGAGGGAGCAATAGAAGCTGGTCACAGCAGGTTTGAACCCGTGCAGCTGGATCCGATGAATGGTGTGCAGCAACAGTTGACAGTTGGTGCTGTTGCAAACGGGGATATTCATTCTCTTATTGAATCTGTCAAGGTTGTACACGAAGGGAAGGTGATCGATGCTTCGAGACTTCCCCGTCAACACAAGTTCCTCATCAAACACATCACAGAAAGCAAACACCAGTATGCTTGTTTTTCAGAAGCATACCGGCAGAGGATCGATACTGAAGAAGGTAATGAGTTCTGGAAGATTGAAGATGAAAGCTTTGTGCGCAGACCAGACGGATCTATTTTAGGTTTTGCAGAAGGTAGATCATATCTTCTTGAATCCTCACTGAGTCGGTTGTGGCAACATGCTCAGAAAGGTTTTGTAATTTTTACAGGATTCAATTCAGATTTAACAAAGGAACAATCTCAACAGACTAATGCTGAGATTCAAAAGATCCTCAGAGAAAAAGGAATAGGATATATTCAGGTTATGGGTAGATATGTTGAAACAAAAGAGGACGGTAAAAAAGTTCCAGTGGTTGAAGAATCTTTCTTTGTCCCGTTGAAACAGAAAAAAGAAATATGGACTGACATAGAAGAGTTGATATATTTTTCTATTGATCTTCTCAAAAAGATCGCACCGAATCAAGAAGCTATCTTGTGGTCTGATGGAGAAGATATTGGGGCAAAATATCTAACTGGTAAGATCGTTGTATATGGAAAATTCAATATAGCCGATGCTGATAAATCATATGCCGCTTGGACAGAATTACGTAAATGGAAAGAAAAACCAACAGGAAAAGGTTTCGTTGCGGAGAATATTGGGTATGGGATCCGTCATCGTACTAGGGCGATCGGAACAAACGATGGGTGTATGATGCCAGACGGTTCTCCCGGCGATCAACGGTGGTCAACCCAGGAGCCCAGGAAATAGAATGGCAACACAAGTTGAGACCGCTCTTGCAAACTGGGTGAAAAAGATGGTCCCCGGACAATCCTTGGTGTTCATGAAACACCTTGGGGTGATCAATGAAAACACTGCCGTGATCGACTTTGGTGGACCACAGTTCACTTTGACGGTGCAGTTTGACTGGGAATCGGGTTCAATACTTAGCATTAAGGTACCGAGACGAATGTTCCCAAAGCAAGAAGGTTCGTATCTTGTTGGCGAACCTGACAAGAGATTGACTGAAATGCTTTGTGTCGTTGGTGTGCTAAGTATGAAAAAGACGATACGCGTGTTGTCTGATGTGGGGAGGAAGAATTCAAGTGAGACACCAACTGAAACTGGAGAGTAACATGGGCGGGGAGAATAGCATTCAGTATAAGATGGGTCGAGCTCTCATGCTTATGATAGAAGCTGAAAAGGAAAGCGCGAGCAATGGTCACTCGGCCGTTGCTGCTTCGATCGGTGAATATCGTAGAATGTTTGAAGACCTTGAGAGCCAAGTTACAAAGTATCTGTTTGCGGCGCCTGTTGCTGAAGTGACTGCCGCACACCGTACTCCGAAGATCATAAAGCCCAAGAAATAATTTCCGTAAACTTCCTATCAAACCAGTAAAATATTTTGTTGGGCGGAAGTGGTCTGACTCGCTGATGGTTGATCTGCGCGAGGCCAAAGCTTTGACCCGTGTGACTGCAGGTCACATGCACTGAAGTCCATTATAACGGAGGGAAATGAAAGGTCTTGATCTGATGTTAATTGTTCTTATGTGTCTTGTTGTCTTCGTTGTCTGTAATCGAGCTGATCGAGAAGACAAAGAAATTAGGGCGGGTGTTTTCATAGAATGTTTCAAAGCAGGAAATTCTGTTGCAGAGTGTGATAGACTTATCGAAAGGAGAATGAAATGAAAGAGAAGAGATCCATTTTCGAATCCATGAATCAAGCGGCAGATCGTATGGAAAAAGCACGGCTTGATATGATCGCTGCAATGAAGTCCGAACTTCCTGCTGGCACGAAGATCCTTATCAAAGATTGCAAGACTCAGTACGAGGTCATCAAACCTTCAGATGACAACTTCACTGTACTTGTCAAAAACGAAAAGACGGGTAAGGAATATCTGACCAGCGTGTGGAGCATTGTCAACAAGGTAGGTTAAAAGATGTGTGAAGCAAAGTTCACGAACATGCTCTGTGATAAGGATTGTGAGAATCTTCGCATCCTGAATTATCGTCGTGGTAAAAATGAGATAGTGTTTGATGAAAGATCTGGTTGGGTGCTTTGTGAAAAGCATGGTCAAAAGTGTTTCCCGGACCATCTTCATGGTAGTTGGCAACGCTGTGTGGGATGTGTTTGTTCTAAGTAGCTGATTTCGTTCAAGTATATTTACACCAAAATTGTACATTCAAAGCGATCGGGTGTATAATATCTAAGTGTGGTCGAGAGACCAAAAGATCATTGAGAGTTGAGCAGAGGGCATTGAGTACTCGGTACGTCAAGCAGCCTACTCCCACGTTGACTTCGGTCATCTAGTGTGGTCCCGGCGCAATTCGTATGTTGCTCAGTGCCTTCTGCTAAACTCTCGGTGAGTTGAAAACAGAGTAAACGTGTGACCCTTGTATGCATGATCTTACGTTCATGTTGTGTCGGGCGTGTATTGCACATGACCCGATAACTATGAAACACGGTTATGGTTCACGGGGTCACACGTTTACTCTGTTTAGAAAACTTTTGTATGGAGGAAAAGATGAAAGGATCGATGCAGCACAACTGTGAAGCTTACACTTTGGGTGTCGGCAATACCATGAATGACATCGAGCAAATGTATCGTCGTGAAGACGGTGTCGGTGTCGTCTCGAAGCGTGGTAACAAGGAAGTCACGCCTATTACTCTGCAGGAACTTCAGGCTAACTCCCTAGTTCAGGCGGCGGAAAAAATTCGTCCGGTCTGTTCGATGTGTGCTGACCGGTTCATGGAAGAAGCGAAGAAGCTTGCTTCCGATGGTGGGTTCAAACTGCGGGTCAAGGTCGTCAAGAACCCGATGAAACCTGGGATGGCGAAGGGTGTCTCCGGTCACATACGGCTTTCGACAGTCAAGTCTCGTCAGGGAGAGTAAGATGGGATGGTTGCTTGTGATCGGTCTGATAGGTTTTTGTTTTAACCTTGGTGCCTTTTTCGGTGCACAAGATGATGGTCCCGGGGTTTGTCGCTTCCGGGGTCCTTTGGATTTTATCAGTGTGGTGATCGCGATCTTGATACCTTTCGTGATGTGTGCACTTATGTTTGCACAGGCGTGGCGTCGAAAGTATATCACAAAGGAGATGTAAGATGACGAAGAAGGAAAAGGTTTTTCAAGATCAGAAAGTTATTCATGATATAACAACGTTGTGGAACCTTCTTCGTGAAGAACTTCCTGGAACCACCGAACTTCGGAAAGTGACGATCGTTTCCAACATAGAAGGATCTGAGGGGGCGGAAACCGCAATGTGTCACCTTGGAGGTTTTGCGGAGCTTGATATTTCAATTCCGACTCTTCTCAAAGGTTGGCAGACGGTGGTTTCCTTCCTTGCTCATGAGATCACACACACTTCGCTTGGTCAGATGGTTTGGTCAGCAGACTCAGCGCAGACAAGTGGTGGTCTTGTGGATGATATGGATGAAATAGAACCGGTGTTCTCTCGGTCCTTTGAAGAGAAGCTTGAGGAACGTGCTTGTTTGATAACGGAACGGGTCGCACTCATCATGCTTCAGAAGGTTGGAATGTTTCAATGTGTTGGTGAACAGCTTGATAAAGATGTAGAAAAGGTATACAACTAAGGAGTAAGCTATGCGAATTTTGATTGTTGTTTTCATGTTGATGATGCTAACTTTCGGGTGTGCACAGGAATCGGTGCGTGTTGTATATGCTGATGATGTTCCTAATGTAGATACTGAAGTTGTCGATACTCAACCGGATACTGTCATAGATGATGGGGACAATGATACTTTTATCCCAGACGCATTTCAAACTGATGATATTCTACTGACTGACGGAGACAGTGCCGTTGAAGATGGTGTATTGCCGGATGAGTTGTTGCAAGATGAAGTGGTAACTGATGATGTACCAGACGAAGTAACATCATTTTGTGGTGATAACACTGTCAACGGTTCTGAAGTTTGTGATGGTAATGAAATAGACTGTACGATTTTGAACAGTACAAAGTATACTTCAGGTGTTGCAAGCTGTAATAATGGATGTACGGGATTTGATGAAAGTACGTGTGTTGTTGCTTCTAATAGTGCTGTTGACCCAAACACCGGTCTCGTGTGGGCGTTAGATCTTTATGTTGGGCCGTGGGATCCTAATAACCCCACTCAGACTACTAATCTTTTCTATTACCCGAAATATTGTAATGATCTGGTTATGGACAATAGGGATGATTGGCGGTTGCCTACTGTAGATGAAGCCCGCTCTTTAATCGTTGGGTGTTATTATACTAAGCCAACCGGTACATGTGATATACATGATGATTGTTTTGGCGATGAATGTTATAGTGATGTGTGTAAAGGGTGCGATTATACTGGTACCCCGTATACAAACACTGCGATGTGGCGTGGAAGCATTACTGCAATTTGGACCAGTACCGTTGTCACCGGCAAATACAATTGGGTCGTTGATTATGAGGAAGCTTCTATCACAAAGATTGACACAGAGATTAGGGTGATGCCGACGTGGACAGGGTTTCGTCGAACGATTAAATGCGTCGCTGGGAGTATGAAATGAGACTCTATGTTTCCGCAGATTTTCACGGTGGTGAACTTGATTTTCCTCTGCAAGTAGGACCTCAACGTTTCAACACAAAGAACTTTCCGGAAGGAAAAGAACCTGAGAAGAATATCCTTATCGTTGCTGGGGATTATGGTTGTCTCATGCACGAAGATCCTCGCAATAAAAGGAAAGACGAATACTGGGGCAAGTGGCTTGAAACAAAGTTCTCTACCATCTATGTTGTTCCTGGAAACCATGAGAACCATAAGTTGTGGGCAGAGATGATCGCCCAAGCCCCGAAAGATGAACGTTGTCCAGGGTTGAAGAAAGGAAAGGCGGTGAAGTTTCTTGATCATACTTGGCTTTTGTCAAAGTGTGCTTTGCTCGATCTCTTCGGGCAGAAGATCGTGTGTCTTGGTGGGGCAATGTCAACAGACCTTATCGGTCGTAAACGGGATCATTCTTGGTGGCCAGACGAGGTGCCGAATGCTGATGACTTGCTTGGAGCAATGTCGATCGTTGCTACTTTGAAGTTTACCCCGGATTATGTGATCTCACACACCGGACCTCAACGAGTTGTGCAAAGTATCATCAGCTCACGAGATGTTGACCCTGTTCGTTGGCATATGGATATGGTTGCCTTGGCTTGGCAAGAGCTTGCTGACAAGATGAGACTTGAAACAAGTTCATTGATGGATTCTCAATATCCTTTCAAGAAGTGGTACTTTGGTCACTACCACCAGGACGTTCAAACCGAGGATCAGAAGTTTCGGTGTTTGTATGCTTGGGTTGAAAAGATCTTGGAGAATGATGAATGATCTATACTGTTCAGGTCTTCATGTCAAACGCTGGAACAGTTGCAAAGTATCGTATCACGACACTGATTCACGTTGAAGCTGAGAACCCGGGTGAAGCATATTCAAAAGCAAAAGAAGCAATGAGCGGGATGGGTGCTTGCTTTGGGTTCTGTGTTCCAGGAAAACTTGATATGCTTCCAGGAATGGTTGCGACTGGTGGGGTTCAACAGTAGAATATATTTGAAGGATGGAGGATATGATGAAAGAAAAAGAAGTCAAAAAGATCGGTCTCAAGATGTTTCAGATTTCTCTTATGAAAGAATCTGCTTGTGGTTATGATGATGAACAGTACATCTCAACCACGGTTCTTGTCCCTCCTTTTTCTATTGTGAAATCCGATCTCACTCCGTGGGGTTGTGTCGATATTACTGTTCACAATGAGATCGTTCAACGGTTACAGTTTGAAACCGAAGATGCTGCTCTTGAAGGTCTCAACAGAGCGAAGGGGTTGATTGCAGAGTCTGCGAACTGGGGACCGTGGCAGGATGGCGATGTTCCGTTTGATGTCGACGTGATGTGGGCAGATCGTGAGCTTCAGGGGAAGCGCGAAGAGTTGATGTCACAACGGAAGCAAGCTTGGGAAGATTGTCCGTGTGAAAAGGAAGAGGGGTGTGAGATGTGTCTCAAGAACCCGAAGTATGATCTTGGCAATGTGATGAAGGGAGAATAAGGTGGGAGTGAGAATACGGCATCGGACAATGATGTGTGGTAAGTGTCAGAACGTGATCACTTCAATGTGGCGTCATGATTTCAAGTTCTGCGCTTGTGGTGAACTGTTTGTTGATGGTGGTGGGGATTACCTTCGTTATGGTGGTAAAGCTCTGATGGACGGAACCGCTTTCATTTGGCAAGGAAGAAAGCACGGGTTCGTTCGGTCTGCTTGGAACAAGGTCGATCATGAACTTTCCGAATTATTTTCCTAAGTATCTGATTTTACTTCCAAATACTTTCTTGAAAAATTGTACATTAACTGTTGAATGCGTTATAATATCTATGTGAGTGTGAAGTGCACTTTAAGATGGAGACGTGACTATGAAAATCGACATTATATCCTATGGTATCAAACTGTTGGAGGAACAAAAATGAAAACCGAAGAACTGCGCGAACTGTTGGAACGGGCGACGAAAAAACTAGAGTATCCTTGCACACTAGACGAGGCATGGAATGACCGCATGAAAGCGCAGGTTGAACTAAACGCTATTGCTGACACCCTCGCCGCCGATCTCATCCGTTGCAGGGAGTTGCTTAAAGACGAAAAGCGCCTTGTCGATTATGAGGGGCGGTCGCTGTCGGATGCCGCAGAACAATACCTAGCCGAAACGGAGTAAAACATGAAGTACACTAACGAAGAACTGAAAGCTATCGTCGCGGAATGGGATGGGCCGAAAGCAGACCTAGCCGCCGAAGTCCTACAGTTGCGCGACCGTGAAAAGGTGCTGGTTGATGGTCTTAAAGAAATAGCCGAAATGTCTTGTGAGGACAGAGACAACGGAGGACATAAAATCGCCGCAAGAATAACCCTGCAAAAAGCAGATGACCTGATGACCGATGCCGACAAAGTAGAAGAAGCTAAACGGAGGGGGTAGATATGAAAAAATATAAAGTTTCGTGGGAAACTGGATACGGTGTTGCTTGGGTTATTGTTGATGCACAAAATATCGAAAGAGCTATTACAGACACCGAAATAAGGTGCGAGCAAATAACAAGAGATAACATTATATCTATTGGAGAAGTGGGAAGGGAGGATAAACATGTCAGACATTAAACTTCATGCTGAAGAGTTCAAGATCAGGGTTGTCGATCAAGCCGACGATAATGCACCCGAAGAGTCGATGGGTTTCCAAGACCTTGAGGTCTCTCTCGAAGATGTGGGAGGTGGTGCATTCTTTGTGATCAAGACCGATCGGTGGGCTTTTGAAAAGATACAGGATCTTGTAGATCTTCTTCAGAAGGTTCAACATTCTTTCAAAGCTTTTGACGAGGACACTTCTTCTATGGAGCAACAGAAATGAAAAAGGTGAACAATCGGAAATTCCTCAAGCGTGAAGACTTCATTGAGAATGTGGCGGTCGGTACTTTGCGAACTGATGTCGAGGTAATGGTAGTTGATGATGACAGCCCATCATGCTTTGAGGTTCGTCTTGTCAAGAAGGGGGAACAAGTAACATTGCTTGCGACCATTCGTCGTGAGGTATATGCAGAACTTCAGGTGAAGGATGGTCAACCTTATCCTTGTATTATCAACGAACTTCATCCGTACAAGTTTGAGGTCCTTGCTCTTGCCACTGCGATCTCGTTGCCTCAAGGTGTCAAGGAGAATGAAGAACCGCTGATGCACCGGTGGAAGTCGAAAGATGCTTCCAAGCTGGTCGAGCGGGTTGAGTGGGTGACGGATCCTGCTTGGCGTCTCAGTGTCAGGGATGGAAAGATGATCGCCGAGGTGCAGCAACCGGACCCAGAAGGGTGGGTTGAAGTGATCGAACCTTTGGCTGAGGGGGTGGTGAGATGAGTGTGTTGAAAGAAAAAGCAATTAAGGCAAGTAAACTTTATGAAAAGTTTATTCAGTCAATTTATTCTTTGGACGATAGTCTTATTGAAGAACAAAGAAACATTGACAAAATGCTGCACACGAACGACACGGAGCGGAGTTGTTCTACTTGCCGCAGACAGCGAGATCGCGCTTGTGGTATTGCTCTTGGATGCCAAAACTATAGCCATTGGTTGCCGATAGAACCGGAGCGGAGTTGCGAGAAGTGTGAATTGCGGCATGGATGCAACAATTACTCGTTGGGTGGCCGGACTACGCCGTGCAATAAGTTTCAACCGAAGCCCCCGAAGGCTGAGCAGGGCGGAGATGACCTATCGCAAGTTCTTGCAGAGCGTGATGCGTTCCAGCACCAGAACACGGAGTTACGTCAGCGTCTTGCTGGTATGCAGAATGAGCATGGCCGAGTGATAAAATCCTCGCTTGACATGATGCAGATGAACATTTCTTTGACCGCCCGTCTTGCCGAGTGTGAGAAAGAGCGGGACCACTACAAGGATTTTTGTGGTTCACAGCGGTTTGCAAGCGATTTCCAGAACGCAGACCAGATGCGCGAAGCATTGGAAGAGGCACGAAAAGAGAACGCCGAGTTGAAGACGATGTGGGACGCCCTTATTACATGGGACGGTATGCCAGAGAAAGTTCTTGACAAGGCGGCAGAGATAAAGAGGAAAGCCAAGGTGAAGCGTTCGTTGAAGGCGCAGACAGACGCGATTGAACTTATGAAGAAGGAGAGGAAGTGATGAGAACCTTTACGATTAAGCAGATGCTTGCAGAAAAGCCGTGTTCAAAGTACCGCGACGAAGCCTACCTTAAAACGCTGTGGGCTGGCCGTGATGCGCTGTGTGTGCATGAGATAGCGACACTCGACATACCGCCAGCGGATCGCGTGTGGGCTATGTTGCGGTGCCTCGATCCGGAGCAACAGATAGCGTTCGCAAATAAGTGCGCAGACCGTGCCGTTGAAAAGTACGCTCTGCATTGTGGGCATGAACCTATCGAGAAGTGGGCCGCGTCATGGCTTGATGGAACAGACCGCTCTTATGAGAGTGCGGCGAGTACGGCGTGGGCGGAAAGGGCGGCGGCGTGGG